TCGCCCTCGCCATTCTCCCTCAACCTCTTTTCTGCTATCCTGCCGCAATCGATGTACGACTGCGCGTTGTTCCCAAACTGCTTAATAACTTGCAACATCATCACTGACGCCGCAACGTCCGTCGCCGTTCCGTTTTCCAGCGTGTCTAAAACCCGCTGCCTGGCGCTATTGCAGAACTCCCCCAGAACCTCCTGGGCCAGATACCACCTGCGCCCCATTTCCGCCTCCAGCCGCAACGCTTCCCGCTGCTGCTCCATCATTCGCTCCCGCCTCCGCTGCCATAGCCATAGCCACGTTCATAAAAAACTGCTGTTTCACGATCTCCGGGTCCATCACATAACTCTCCGGGTCGCGTATCCCGCTCTCCTGTAAGAGCTTCTGCGCCGCCTTGGCCCACTCGCCCGGCGTCACGGCCCCGATCTGCATCCCAAACGGCGCGATGCTGGCCAGGTAGAACTGCAAATTGGCGATGTTCTGCTTCCGCTTGCCCACGCCCGCCTCGGTGTTCACGTCGATATCGAACTCCCCGTTCAGGTCGTCCGGGCTGATCTCCATGGGCTGGTTTTGCAACCGTATCACCTGGGCCTGGTCGATGTACCGCTGGTCCATCTCCACCAGAAACCGCATCAGCTCGCCCACCCCAGTCTCCGCAAACACCCGCACAATATAATCAATGCGCTGTTCGCTGGCCTGCTGCAACAGACTGATGCCCGTCGCCGTCTTGTTCAGGCTGCTGCTGTCCGTCCCTTGGTTGTACCGGGTTCGCCCGGTCCACTGCTCCAGCGCCCCCTCCAGGAACTCAAAAAAGTTCAGCGTCCAGGGCGCTATCGTCCCCTGGGGAAACGGCATTGCAATAGCCCTGGGGTCGCCATTGGTGCGGATATACTGCCGGTTGTCCTCCAAATCCGTGACGTTGACCTGTGTCTGATCGACAAAATGCCGCAAGTTGTTGACGTTGGCCGTGTTGATGATGAACTGCCGAATCAACGCCACCTTCAAGCTCTGGATTTCCCCGACGATCTCCGCGAAACTCTGATTCGCCATGACCCGGAAGGGGTCGCGTATGGGCGACAGTGCGAAGATGGGCACGCGCCCCCACGGGTTCTCCTCCACCCGCAGCAGCTCCTCGCCCACCACCGTTATAAGCGAGTCCTCCAACAGCCCGTCCCCGTTGATATCCAGCTTGACGTAGCACTCGTACAGCTCATGCAAGGCCCTCGCCGGGTCTTCCTCGTCGCGCCGCCCGTCAATCTGGTCGTTCAGCTCCACATCTAGGCTCGTCCAAATGACGTGCGAGCCGCCCTCCTTGGCAAGGGCCCGCTCCACGGCCTCTGGGTCATACACGCCCGCCTGGGCCTGACGCCGCAAGTGGTCCGCCGTGACGATCTTCCGCTGCGCAACAAAGTTCGCCTCGTCCAAGGACCGCGCCTCCGGGCTCCACCGCAGGTCCGTCACCCGCACCGACTCGATCACGGGCCGGTTCTCCTTGAGCCGCCCGATACGATACGCCACGGAGTACCCCCCGCCCATGTCGGGCATGACCGCCACCACCTGACACCATGGGTCGTTTTGTATCTGGAGCAGCTTCAGCTCATCAACGTACTCGATCAGCTCTTCTCCCCACTCCTCCGTCCGCTTCCACCACACCTTGATAGCGCCCAGGTTGTACTGGAATGCGTCGCTAAACCAGTCCCACAGCAGCAAAAAGCCCTTGTTCTGCGTCATGATCTGGAAGTCAATCAGAGCCTTGATCTTCTCCGCCCTGGCGACATCCTCGCCGCTGCGCCCTATGATCGCCACGGCGTCATCCCCACCGAAGAACGAGTTCATCACCGCCGGAATCGCCCACTGTACCATGCTCCAGAAGTCGTATGACACGAAGTCGCTCTGCTCGCTCACCACCGGGAACCGCTCGCGATAGTACGCCTTATCTGCCTCGTACAACTGATGTCGGATGCGCAAAACGGGCTCCACCTTCTCCGAGAAGAAAGCGTTAGCCCGCTGAATGTCTGCTATAACTGCTTTTCTTATCTTGCCCATATCCGGGCCGCCGGTCATCATATCCGGCCTGCCTTCCGTATCCGTGACCAGTCACCCCCCTTCACGTGAAACGGCTCTGCCGCCATCTGCTCCACATATGCCAGCGCGTCTATCACGTCGTCGTGCGCCCCGTTTGGATACGCCAGCAGCTCCGCCTCGATCTTCTCCAGCCACCGAGCCCGCGCCCGGAACCACACGCAGCCCACCGCGAACCGAGGCTGGAGCGCGTCGATGCGCAGTTCCTTCTTCTTTTCCGCCCGCAATGGCTGTATGCGGAAGAACGTTCCCCGCTTCGGCATCTCGCGTTGGAGGAAGTGCTCCAACGCCGCCTGATACGCCACCATCTCGATACCCACGGCCAGCGGACGCCACTTCTGCACCGCTGCGAAGATCGCGTCCATGGTGGTCGTCGGGTCGTATCGCCCGTACTCGATATCCAGCACGAACCAGTGCCCTTCCCCGTTCACACCCACCGTCACAATGGCGGAGTAATCCGCATTGGGCTTGTTCGAGATTGCCAGGTCCACGGTCGTGTAGATGTTCATCCCGTCCGTCTTCAGCGTCGGCTCGAAGTATCGGAAGTACTCGCGCTTGAATTTCTGCGATTCCGGACTGATGCACTGGCACATCTTGTTCCTGTACCACACGTCCGTCTTCCCTTGCAGCGCAAAGGCTTCTCTCTCCGCCTCGATCTCATGTGCCGGCCATTTCTGGGGCCAGGCGCTCCTGCCCCGCTCATCCAGAATGGGGATACGCGCCGTCTGGAATTTCAGCTCCGGCCCAGCCGCCAGCACCCGCTCGATGATGCACCGCTCGCCGAGGTTGTTTCCAATCAAAAAAATCCGTGTATCCTTCCCCAGGAACAGAACATCGGACAAGAACCAGTCCCAGTCCGTCTCCGTGACGGTCTCGCTCCTCGAATCTTCTTCGTCCTGGGGGTCATCGATGATTACCAGGTCCGGCCTTTTCGCGCCCCAGCTCAGGCCCCGCACGGCGGCCCCTTTCCCGTATGCCTCGATACGCACGGTCTGCCCGGTCTTGTACTCGACCTCCAGAGCCAGCCCCGAATCCTCGCGCACCTTCGCCACCAGCCCGCACAGGGGCCGATTCGCCGCGAACTCCCGCGACACCTCGATCAGCTTCTTGCTTGCACTTCTCTGCGTCGCACAAATGATCACGAGGTAGCTCCTGTGTGTCTGTGGAAACGTGAGCGCGTGCAGCAGATTCGCCCGGATGACAATCTGGGTCTTCGCTGACTCGCGGAATGCCTCAATCGCGAAATGCCCCTTCCCATACAGGAGAATGTCGCTCCATTCGGCGTGGAATTTCGCCGGGGCCACGTCGCCGTCGTCCGGAAAGAACACCTCCCGAAACGACACGAGCGAGCCCAGGGCCCGCTCCTCTTCTCGCGCATATAGCTCTATTTCTCCGGCGTGCATCCTGCCACCTTGGCACGCTCCAGGAGCGCCGCCCGGACCTCCGCCCGCAGGTCCATGCTCGCGTCCATGTGGACGTCCTGTGTCTGTGTCGGCTTCCCCCACACGCGGTCCAGAATGGCCGTCGAAGCCTGGAGCGCGATCTTCTCGTTCGCGCTCTGCGCCAGCTCCACCAGACGTGCCGCTGCGCTCGGGACAGCGGCTTTGAGTATCTTCATTGCGTCGGGGTCTTTTTTTGGTCGTCCGCTCGGGTTTCCAGATTGGCCGGGCCTGAAAGACCCGCTGTTTGCAGGCATTCAGCCCACCTCCCATAAAAAACGGGGAGCGCCCCTTCGGACGTTCCCCGCACTTTGCTAGAGTAATTATAACATACTTCCATTTAATGTAAATGTAACAGGGCCGTAACCTGATTTTTAAAATCTAGGTATTTCTGCGGATGTAATAATTCCGTTTAGGCGGCATACTATGATCATCGAGCGAGGGACACGGTACCCCGCCGAAAAAAATCAAGCCCCCTGGAGGGGGGCGGAAAGAAGGTTATTAGGATGAGGAATATTGATGAGATCATGAGCGCGCTTGAGGCTTGCACTGGGCTTATTCGCCGTCAGGGAATCAGGGAGGGCGAAGTGTACGAGAATGAGGAGTGTGTCACGGTCTACACTCACAGCGACACAAACTGGGATCACTTCATCCGCATTGAGAAGGCTGAGGATGGAACTCTCACCTATCGAAAGGGTTCTCACTTCCGGGACACGTTTTGCTCTCCTGACGCGCCGCATGAGGAAAGCGCCCCTATCCCGCTGGACGTGGACGTAGTGAAGAAGTATCAGAAGAGCATCATCCGCGTTCTTTCCGACCCCCAGCACATGGGGAAAGACTGGGAAAATTAAAAAAACGCCTAGCCCGTCTGGCAGGACGAACTAGGCGACCGAAAAGACGACCCTCCCCCTCACGGGGGAGGGACACCAAAAGGGAGGTATATTTTATCATGTTGTATCCACGCAATGCAATAACTGGCGAGTGTTACAAGGGCAAAAACATAGCAATCCTCCTCGCTGCTGGGGAGGAACTCGACGGGGGGCGCGACCCTCGGTGGTGTACGTTCCTCCAGGCCAAGCAGGCCGGATGGAACGTCAAGAA